CCAGCGCTTCCTCGTTCGCGTTGTCCAGCTGGAATTGAATCAGTTTTTCCCTTGCATCTTGGAATCCCTTGCTTTGAATCTTGTCCCCGCTGGTCAGCTTTTCTTCCCAGTATTCCCGGTTGCTCCCTCGCGTGAAGCCCTCCGCGTTCTGTATGGCGTGCTGAATCTCGTGCACCAGCGTGCTCTCCGGCGCGTTGCGCAGCTCATTGCTTAGGGTAATAAGGTTTTGAGACGGGCTGTAGCTGCCCATGGTGTTCTTCGGCATGTCAGCAAACTCCACCTTCGTCCGCCGCAGCTGCGGATACGCCCGGAATAATGCCTCATGGTCGAGAATGTCCTCCAGCGTTGCGTTGCCTCTGTCTACGCGCTCGCTCAGGCGGCCATACTCCCGCCCCCACGTTTCATCCATCTGCCGCAGTCGGGTCTCTTCCTCCGCTGTCACCTCGCCGGTCATCCACTTGCGCATCAGCTTCTGATACTCCGCATAGTCAGGATGGCCCCTGCTAAAGGCAGCGTCGCCGCCGCGATGGTAGGTCATCTCGCTGTCGTCGATCTCAAACCGCCACTTGCCGTCCATGCCCTTGAACCAGCCGGTAGCCTTGCGGATGCTCTTCATGTCAGCACCTTGCGTCTGCATTTGTTTAGCTCTTTCAAACTGCTCAAGGTCTGCTGTCCGCGCATGTTTGCCAGCATAGCTATACTTCACCCCGCCCTTTTTCGGCGGTGCTCTGCCCTTGCTGCCGGTTTTATCGGCGGCGTATTTGCGCACGGTGTCCTGTGCTTTTCCGTAGCTTTCGCTGTTTAAGTCCGTGCCCTCGAAGATGTTCATTCTGCCCAGCGCATCGCAGCATATCTCTTCAAAAGCCTCGTCGGGGCTGAGAATGCCGCCGTATTCGCTGCTGTATATCTCGATAAGCTCGTTTAATTCGTCCTCAGTGAAGTCGTCAAGCAGCATTTCTTTTGCCTCGTTCAAGCTCAGATCGCCGTTTTCAAACGCGGCATGTCCCATCTCGTGGCGCATTATCTGCTCTGCGGTGTAGTCGGGATGGTCTGCTCTCACCATGACGGTCTTATTTGCCGTGTCAACAGCGCCCCTGAACTCGCCGCCTGCATAGCGGATATTGCCGCCCACAAAATATGTGGCCTTATAGCCGTAGCTCTCCGCGAGCTTGCGGCCTTTTTTCATGTCCTCGGTGTCCTCTGCGGCATAATAAACGCCCTTCTGCTGCTTGCCCTTGTAGCTTACTTTTTCGCCAGCTTTGATTTGAGCCGCGCCAGCGCCGCCTTGTTCTTTTTGACTTCCTCCGGCGACATTTTCTCCTGTGCCTGTTTCCACTCTGCGTATCTGTCCTTCGGTATTCTGACCGTTAATCCGCTCCGCGACGTTGTGTATACGTACTCCATTATCGTTTACCTCCTGTGTGTTATTGTTAGTGACCGGCGCTGTTGTTTCGGTGCTCATCACGCTGTCAGCGCCCATCTGATACGCAATGTTCGCCTGTGCCGTGCTGAGTACGGGCACTTTGCCGAGCGCGGCCTTGTCCGTGCCCTGCTGCCCCATCTGATAAACAGCATTGAACGCCGTTTCAAACGCCTGCGGCGCTGTCGGATTGAGATTGTATGTGCGCTCGACCACTTCCGGCGCAACTTCGTACTGACGAGCCATGCTGTTTATGACAATGGGCTTGCTGTATTCGTTCGCTGCTGTTCTGCGGATATTATCAACAACGCCGTTACCGGCCATCTGATTTATAGCATCCTGCACAGCAGCATTGCCTATCGCCGCATTTTGCGTACTGCTGAGCTTTTGACCGCTCGCTGCAAGCGCTGCTGCCTGTGCCGTGTTATCATCGACGAGTACACCCGACTGTGCGAGCATATCCCGCACCGTCTGTGTGTCCGTTCCGATAGTCATTAGCCGTTCAAGGTTTTCAGTTTCCTTGTCGCTGAGATTGCGCTTGCCGCGCTGTGGGCTCTGATCGATGATGCTTTTATACTTCTCTGCCGTAAGCTGCGCGTCGCCGCCCTGCTCCGTGGCAAGACCGGCATTGACTAACTGGCGCTGATATTCCTCATACGCCCTCTGCTGCGCGTTCTCAGCTCTGTACTGGCCGCTGACAACGTTTGTACCGGCACCCGCAAGGCCGAGCGCACCGCCTATGATGTAGTCCTCAAGCATCTGCTGAGTGTCATAATCATCGGCAAGGTCTGACCAGTCGCCTTTACCATCGTCAAGCTTTAGTATGCGATCTGCGATAGGGTTGAGGATATCCGAGAGCACTTCCTCCATGCCCTCTTCATTTGCACCGACTAAGACCTTTAATGCCGTGCGGCCTCTGTCTGTCTTTGCAAGGCGGTTTACAAGGCTGTTGACAAGGCTCTCGTTTCTGATAATGCCCTTGCCGTATGCGACCTTGGAGACCGAGCCGAAGAGCTTTTCCGTAAGCACTTCAATAGCCGCGCTCTTTAAACCAGATATCTGCTGCTCACCCTCGCTTAGGCCGCGCTGCTGTGCGTCCAGAGAGGCAGAACCGTATGCGCGTCCTGCCATTGCCGCAATACCTGTGCCGGGTGCAACAGCGTTAAGCAGCGCGTCACCGGCAAACTGTGCGCCTGCTATGCCGAAGTCAACAACGCCCTGGCCGAATTTGCTCAAGCCCTGCTTTGCCTCCTGCTCGTACTCATACGCACGCTTTGAACTTTCCTCGGCGCTCTCCAGCAGCTTTTGCTTGAAGTCTCCGGCCCAGCCGTCATTAAAGCTTTTTATCTTGTCCTGCTCCGCCTTGCGCTGTGCCTGCCCCGGCCTGACCTGTCTGCCCTCTTTTTTCGCAGTCTTGGCCTCGTTTATTGCCGCTCGTGCGCTCTCACCCATTGAAAGATTGCCGGTCGGGGACATAACATCCGCAGCAGCCTTTTTATAAGCACTCGCAGTACCAGATATAGCAGCGTTTATGACCTTATCAAATCGTGTTGATTTTGATGCGCCGTAATCACCCGCGCCCAAAGCATTTATTTGCCCTGGCTTTCTCTCATTGCTTACTTTCCCCAAAGAAACAGCGTCACTGCCCTTTATGATTTTTTTGCCGCCGCCCTCGTTCTGCAAATACGCAAACGCGGGGTTGTTGCGTGACAGTGCATCATTGCCGATTACCTGTTTTTTAGTGTTAGTTTTATTTGAACTCGTTTTTGAATTGCTCGTCGGTTTCTTACTATAATCCGTTTGCGAGCTTTTAAATCCGGCCTTGATATCCGATTTCAGTTTTTCAGGATCAAATTTATATTTTTTGCTTGCCACTTAAAGCCTCCTATTTAAAAGCTGCCGCTTTTACCGCCATGCTGTACTTTTGATACCTGTGACCTGAGCTTTCGTTCAAGCACTTGCAAATCGTCATTTGTCAATTGAGAACTGTTACTCCATGCATCGACCAAACTATCAACGCTCGTATATTGATTACCGTTCCACTTGAAAACGCCCTCGTCGGGTTGATAACTGAGCTGCCGCACTTTCTTGACCGAAACGCTTCCGTCCTTATTGACCTTATAATCCTTATCGCTCGGATATGTTCTGCTGCTTCCACCGCCGCCTGAGCTGCCGCTGCTTCGTGCCGCCGTCTGAGCCGCCGCCTGCTGCTGATAGTAGCTCATGAGGGAGTTGATATACGACGGGTCATAGCCCGATGCACTTATAAGCGCCTGAGAGGGCGTGCCGCCGGCCGCAATGATTGCGTCAATCTGACTCTGTGCAAGCTTCTGGGTGTCCTGTCGCCTGTTGTAATTGCTCTCATTCAGCTGCATGTCCTGATTCCACTTGTCAATGAGTTTGTTGTATTCCTGCTGGTCAAGCATGTTGTTCATGTTCCAGTTGTTGAGGAACCGCTCATAATCCGTTGCATCCGCGCCGGAAACGAGGCCATACAGGTTGCCAAGATTGCTTATGTTATCCTGCTGCTGCTGATATGCCATGCTTGCCGCAGCCGCAGCCGCCTGATATGCCGCCTGTGCGTTTGCGACCTCCTGCTGATAGCGCTGGAAATCGACCTGATCACGGTCAATGTACATGCTGTAGAGGTTTTTCAGATTTGTGCCCTCGTCCTGATACTGACCGTATGCCCTATCGTAGAACTCCGGCAGCATCTCCTGTACCTTGTTGAGATATGCGTTGTACATCTGCTGGCCGACCGCCTGAGAATACGTTGAGCTGTAGCCGCCGGTGAGCGCCGCCGCCTGGCCCATTGTATCCTCCATGGCAAGCTGCCCCTGCTTTGTGTACATATCCTTATACTGCTGATACAGCGGGTCTAACTCCTCGTTGTATTCAAACGGCTCACGATTCAAAAGCTTGTTCAAAAGCTCGTCTATCTGCGCATCATACTGCGGATTATATGTCGGTGCCGAATACCCCGGCATGGAAATAGGCGGAGCATTAGTTATTGCATCGGTAATTGAACCAAGGATTTTGTCCAAATCTTCGGAATACTTGGAGTTGTAATCCGTCGATGGTGTGTCTTTGCCGGTGTCGCTGTAGCTTCCATATTTGTTGCGAAGCTCTAAATTCATGTTATTACCGAGGATTTTTGCGTTTCCTTTTCGCTCATCCTCTCTCGCGCCCTCTATGTCACCTGCCGCAAACTTTGCGTCGGCGCTGAGACCGTAGTCTATAGAATTGCTGTAGCTTGTGCCGTTGTAGGTACCGCCGGTTGCTCCATAGGGGTTTGTATTGCCCATCTTAAGATTAAGGCCGTTAGCCTCTCCCTTTGCGCGCCTCAAATCCCATGCTTTAGCTGCTGCCGCCGTGTCGCCTTTTGCAACAGCTGCATTTATGTCTGCTTGGTAGTCGTGATCATTGTCAAAATAAAATACGTTATTATTCTTGTCTTTCCATGCTTTCCATGTAGGCATATAAATCCTCCGTTAATCCTGTGCTTTTCCGACTGCTATATACATCACTGTGCAGCTCCCGGCCTCGTCTGCTTTGGGGAGAGAGGCGGTAAAGCCGGTTTTGCTTACGTTGTCGGATTTTATCGTTATGTTTCGGTCTGAAAACGGCTGCGAGCATATGACAACGGGCTTATCCGCAAACTTCACCTTGCTGCCGAAGCTCACGCTCACCGATGTTTCGTTCTCCGTGTCGTATGTCATTGAGAACGTACCGAATGCTATGTTGCTGTCGGAAGAAACTGCGGATATCACGACATTGCTCTCCGTCGTCGTGCTCGTGCTGTCCGTGCCTGTTGTATCAACATTCAGCCAAACGGAAAGCTCCTCTGCGAGTCTGACCGTATAGCGGTAAAGCTGCGTCACTTTTTCTTCGCTCGTGCCGGATATTCGCGGTGGCTGAGGTATTATTATCATTTGATATCTGTGCCTCCTTCAAACAGCTTGCTGAAACTGTACAGGCGCACCGTGCCGTGCCCTTCAAGCTTTATCCTGAAATGGTCGCAGCGCTTGGGTTTCACCGGCACCATGAACGAGGTCGTGCCTCTGCCCTTTATACGCCCCTGATGCTCCCACACGCCCGTACTGTCATATTCGATGTAAATGTGCATCTCCGAGCCCTTCGGCAGCATCATGCGCAGGTTAAAGCGGCTTATGTACTTTTGCCCCGTGTAGTTGTAGCCCTGCAAGCCGGTAACGGCTTCCCATTCAAATTCCGGCTCAGAGTTGCCGGTCTTCGTGTAGTTTGAAACGAGGTTTATCGAGCAGCCGTCCGCGCCCTCTGTGACAAAGAAGGTTTCATTATTTATAGAGAAGAAGGCGAGCGCGTGCTTTTCGTCCTCCTTGTGCCACAAGCCGCGCTTTGTGTCGTAAACAAACAGTGACCAAACTCCGGCTGTGTCCTTGAGTGATAAATAATACTTGTCGTTTGCGCTGCCGCCCTCTGCTGCGACATAATACACATCTCCCAGTGGCGCGCCTATGTCATATGCCTGAGAGCCGTCAAAGGCCATCACGCCGCCTCGCGCCTTGTAGTAACAAACATCGTTTATGACAGCTACCGAGCCGCTGCACCCCGTCTGAACGCCCTGCACGGTCTTATCCACTATCTGATGTGCCCCGGCTGAGGAAACATACACCTTGTGATAGCAGTTTTCCTTGAAGAAAATCAGGTTGCCGCCGATGTTTGCAGCGCCCGTGAACGCGCCCGGAGTGCCTATCGAGGCTCTGTAAGCATCCGTCGCTATGCCCTTGTAAGTTGACCAGCGCGTTTCGTCGCCCAGCTTGCAGGCGTATATTTCGTTTACGTTCGTTTTCGCCGCCGCTTCCGTTGCATCATAGCTGTATCGGCAGCCCCAGATGCGGTTTTGCGCCTGCACTACGAAATCAAGATCGGGAGCATCTCTGTAAAGCTTTATACTGCCTGCCGTCTGCGTAAATCCGCCGGTAATTATGTCGGTAAAAACATAGATGAGTTCGACTGTATACGACTTTACGCCGTTGCCGGTTATTGTCTCATTCGTTTTGTGAATAACTCGCTTGTTAGGAGTGTGTGTGCCCTCGAATTTTGCCGAGTTATCGCCCTCAGAGAACGTAGCGCCGGTGAAGGAAATCTCTATCGTGTCGCCTGAGTCTATGCTTATCTTGCGCTCTATCTCTTTTTCGGTCATTGTGCCCATCGGCAGCACGACGCGGGATTTGATATCGCTCGTTTTCGCCCACGAACCGGCAATGTATTTTTTCCACACAAGCGCCTCGGCGTTTGACGTATCAAGCCACAGATCGCCGCTTTTCGGCTCTGCCGGTGCTGTGTCGGCCTTTGTAAAAGTCACCGCCTCGCCGTCCTCGTCGCATGGCGTGAATTTTATCGGTGCTTCCGCTGTTGCCGTTACGCTTATTTCCTTGTAAAGCCGCTCAAACTCGTGGTTCTCCGTCTCAGCCGTGACCGTGCCGCTCTCACCCTTGATACTGAGCTTATCCGGGTAAACAACGATCTTATTTGAAAAGAACATCATCTGCTTATTGCTTGCGGATATGGCCGCTGTGCTGTCCGCCGTTCCGTCCACAGTGAGTACTATTTTTTTGATAGCGGCATATGTGCCCGTGCCGCGATATATCTTGTACAACGCCGCGTTTTGATCGGCAGCGCTTTTTTTGCCCACAACATAGAGGTTTGCATCAGCATCCGCTATCATGCCGTATATCGATGTGAATTCGTCGGCTGCAATGATGCTGCGCGTATCTCTGTTGCCCATGAGCGGGTAATAGTCCGACGTGAGATTTTTCATATCATAAAACTCTCCGTCGCCTATTTTGAGGTTGTGGTTATAGCCTCCGAAAGTATCTGTAACGATCTCAACCGCACTGCTTTCGGGTATGGTAACGTAGGTAGGCATTTTTACCCTCCTAAAACTTAAAATACGTACCCTGCGGCAACGGCCTATGCGCCGCGTTGTACGCCTTTGCAAAGCGTGTATAGCCGTCGTTGTAAAACAACACTGCCTTGTTGTACTTTGCGTCCTCGCTGTTTTGCTGCGCTATCTTGGCTTGCAGAAAGTTAACGTATATATCCTCTGCATACGGTTCGGGAGCTAACAGCACAGCGGCAATATCGTCTGCCGTGTATTCGGGCTTGCTGACGCTTTCAGCGCCCTCATGCGTCGCTATGAGGTCGTTGTATATAAGGCTGTCTATCTCAAGCAGCCAGCGTACCTTATCGGTTTCCTCGTATGCATTTGGTGTGAGTTTATCGGTTAAATCTATAGCTTCGGCAATTGTCATGTCGTAATTCTCCTATTAAAACAGCCGCCATTGCAGGCGGCTGTGCTGTTTTTGTGTTAATGGCGTGTCCGCCGTTACGCATTATTGAATTTAAGCGCATCTATGCTCTCATCAAGCATGCGCTGTGCGTAGTTGGCTCGCTCGATCTCGTCCGCTACGCATTTGGGCACAAGGGATGTTTTGCCCTTGGGAAGCAGATAATTCTTGCCGTTTACCGAAACATACTTGTTCGGGTCGCTGTTCCTATCGCCGCGAGGTATAAAAACCTCAATCTTATCTTCTGCTTCCGTTTTCTTGGTGTTTGCCATATTGTCTCCTTTCACGGGAGGGAGGGGATATCCCCTCCCCTTGCCGGATTACTTGTTTTCTTCGTCAGTCGCAGAGTACGAGCTGACGGACATTACACGGAGCACACGCTCCGGGTACAGGATGGTAGCACCGTTGGTTTCAAACTTGTAGCCGATGGTGCTGAACTGATTGAGCGGGCCGCCGATTTCGTCCTTGTCGTGGATGATCATTTCAAGGCCGCCGCCCTCAGGATCAACGATACCAAAGCCGTCCTTACCGAAGAAGTAAGTGGCATAGGTAACGCCGTTGGACTTGTTCTTATAGGTAGTGCTGCCGGAGTAGGTGTAGCTGCCGCCGAGAATGGGAGCGAAGGTATCCTCGATGAAGCGGCAGCCGTGCAGCTCGCCAATCTCGCCGTTGAATATCTCGCCGGTAGCGGCATACTTATGTACCTCTATCCACTCCTTGGACTGGCGCAGATCATACGCGACAGAGGGATGGATAACCGCATAATACTTGCCGTTGATACGAGGAACGCGATCTTTCTTCATTTTGGTGACTGCCTTGTTTACCATGGTGGGGGTAAGCAGCGCCCAGCCGTCGGGAGTCGAAGCGCCGCCCGTACCGGCAGTGCTGCCGCCTGCGCCCATGGTTGCCGGTGTGGTAGGCGTAGAAAGCTTGTTTCCGTCAGCGTCGATATTATCGCAGTACATTACGTTAGTACCGACAAGCAGCGCATTACGGATGAGGGTTTCCTGCGTTGCCGCAGCGGATGCGCCCATTTCCTCGGTTGCCGCGAGGATGACGTTATCATAGGCTCGCATTTCAAGCTTATCGGTAATGGAGGTGTAAGTGCCGTACTGCGAGATGGATGCGGTAAGGCTCGAAGAGCCAAACTGCTGGCCGGTGGGGATTACGCCCTCCTTGAGTTCACTTGCGCGATCAAAGGTGTTGAACTTTCTCCACTCAATAGTAGTGCCGCCGTTTTTCGGCAGATGCTGCTTGCGGCCAAACTGCGCGTAAAACATCTCGGTTCGTGCATTTTCCAGCAGCTCAGTATCGTAAAAGGTCTTGAGCTCCGGCGCGAGAGTGTTGGTGCTGGGGTTTGCGGCAACAGCGTCGCCGGTGTATGCGTTGGTGTAGTTAGAAGTGCCATTGTTTACAAGGGTATTAACAACGGTTCCTGCATCTGCAAAAAGCTGCAGCCAATTAAAATCAATCATTTATCGTTTCCTTTCATAGCTGTGCCACGAGCAGAAACGACGGGGCGCTTAAAGCTGACCGGGGAATATCTTTTCGCCCAATCTTATCCGGGCTTTTAGTGCCTCTCGCTGTGCTTTCGTGGCGTTTTGGTAATTAAACGTCTGAACGGAAGCGTTAGAGGACTTGCTCACACCGTCATTTGGGCGGTTTTTATTGGACTGCACCGCATTTGAAACCTGCTGTATCGACGCTTTTAGCGCTGCCTGCCTTATGTTCTCCTTGATTTCCTCTCGGTGGACAAGCTCGTAAGCGTCCTCAAGCGGGAGGTTGAGGTCAGGCGCGGTAAGCCGTGCGAAGGTAGGGTTGTTAAGCTCCTTGCCGAGATTAAAATCAGGGTACTTCTGCTGCAATTCGATAGCCTGCCTGTTAAGCTTCCCGATATGCTCCATGAGCTTTTGCTCGTTGATAAACTTCTGCTGCTGCTCCTCGGCGGCTCGCATCATTTTCTCCGATTTATCAAGCTGCTTTGCGACATCGGTGGTAACGCCCAGCTCCATTGCGCGTTCCTCGTAGTATGCATCATCATCCACGATAGCCTTTGAAACAGCGTCGTAGTCCGATGCATCAACTCCGTATTTCTTCGCAATAAGCTGAATGGCCGGAGTGAGCTTTTCAAGCCCCTCAGCCGACGTTTTGAGCTTTTCCTTTGCGGCCTTTACTACCTTCTGCATCTCCCCGTTATATTCGGGGTCTGCCATGATCTCATCCCAGCTGAGCCTTTTTGCGGTGTCCTTGGCTTCCTCTGTAACTTCCTGTGTTTCCGCAGCGGCGGCCTGCGCTGTAGTCTCCTGCTGCTTCTGCGGCGCAGCTTTCTGACTGTATTTCGCCCGTTTAAGCTTTGCCTCCGGCACTCCAAGCTCTCTGAGCCTGTCCGCCTGAGTCGGCTCAACTGTCTGTCCGGCGACGGCAGACGCATTTACGCCCGTGTCCTGCCCGGCGTCGGCAGGTGAAGTAACGCCCGAACCGGCTGCTCCGCCCTCGCCGGTACCGTCCGCGAAAAGCTGCAGCCATTTGAATTTGTTGTGCATTTACATGCCTCCTATTTATTTGCCCGTAGGTGGGCGAACCCGTCGTACCGCCTGCAGGGCTCGAACCTGCATCTCTATCTCTCCGAGCGTTTTACCGTTAAACTAAAGCGGTATATAAAAGTGGACGGGGCGAAGGGGGAGACACCCCGTCCGGGGGAAAAAGGTTTGGCAGACTACTCATGCCGCCGTCTGCCGGGGCGGCTCTTAAAGGAGGTGAACAACGAATAACTCAAGTTCCGCGTCCACGCTTTAAGCATAATAAAAAAGGGGCGGAGCATGTCACTCCACCCTTAGCCACTTTTTTTATTTTCCTGCAAAAATTTTTATATGTTCGGGATATTGCGCCTGCAAAAGCCTTAAACCTGTGCATACAGTCTCGATTGTAACAGCCGCCACGGGATCATAGCCCGTTACCGTTATATCTGCTTTGCCGTTCGAAACATCGGTCTTTACCATATTGGGCACTGCTGCCTCAAGCGTTTTCGCAAGCGTCCGTATAAGTATCGTCGCCGCCGCGCAGACAACATCCTCGCCCTTCGGCGCGGCGTTTGCGTGGCCTTGAGCGCATATCTCTATCATATTCTCTTTGCTTTTTACAGATATATTTATCATGTTACCGCACCTCCGTCGGGCATTGCCGCCTCTCTCGTCTGCGCTCTGGCATTGCTTACCTGTGCATGCTCCCTGCCGTTTGCCGGTTCTTCGGCTGGCATCCCCATTACCTGTACTGTAGGCATTTGCGCGTTGGACTGCTGCGCAAGCATCTGTATCTGTGCAAGCGATCTCGCGTCGCCGCACTTTGCCGCTAACATTGCCGATACCTGCAGCAGGGTATTGAAGCGTTCAAACAGTGTTCCGTTCTGCTTAATGGTTTTACGCATATCATCTATGCTATCAAAATCCATCATTGTAAGGCATGCAAGCGCCTGGTCAGTCTGCTGCGGATTGAAAAAGCCCAGGCCGTAAAACTGCAAGGCCAATTCATTATTCGACATCTTCGTGTACGCCGTGCGCTTCTGCGGCACAATGCGTATATCAAACTCCGGGATGCGGCTGCCGATATCATAGCCACTGAATGTCTGCGGCTGAGGCTGTAAGCCCTCGTTGGAGTAGCTCAAAAACATCTCCTGCCCGCCATCGCCGAGAATGCGGAACTGTCGCGGCGCATCGTAAAACTGGCGTATCAGCTCTATTGCAAGGTAGTTTACCTCGCTGTACGCCCTGTAGCTGCCTTTGGTGCTATCTCTGCTGCCCTTGCCGCTTGCCTCCTGCAAGGCCGCTATCGCCGATGCGGCCGTAACGCCGCTTGATGTTGTGCCCGTCGCCGTCTCCGTGTTGCCAGAGGTCTCACGCAGCTCGTTTATACTAAGCTGCAGCATCTCAATATAGTTGCCGTCAAGGTTATCATGCGTTATCGGTGCAAGATTATCCTCGGAAAGGCTGCCCTCAACGTTTACAATGGATTCATTGAGATTTGTAAACTGCTCTATGTTCACGCCGCAGTTTGCTTTCTTGAAGTATCGCGGCTTTGCGCCTACCATGGCATTTTCAACATACGCAGTTTTCAAAAGATCGATTTCCGTCTGCGGCGCCTTGCACAAATCTACATAGCCGTAGCCGCATGGACTGCCCTCAATGGGGAATAGCACATCGAACACATACGGGTACTTGCCGTGATCGTACCAGCCTGTAAGCGCCCTCTCAGGGTCGTTCTCCGTTGCATAAAGTACAGTGCCGGGCACGAACAGTATGTAGTGCAGCACACCGTTTTTGTGGTAGTACACGCTGATAACAGGTACTTTGCTTGCCGTATCTACATGATCGTCATACCTGAATTTGCTTGTAATAAAGTCGTGCGGTATCTGCTTGCCCTCCGGCAGCTCAAGCGGGAACATCTCTCGCACGTCGTCCTCGTCCTGAAAATCCACCTCAAAGAAGTATTTCGATTGCTGGATATCCTCAACGCCCGGCTCCCAGAACAGATTGAGTATGTTACACTTCTCAACGCTGATATCGCCTAAGCCGTTCATCTTGTTCTTATCCCAAATCACCTTGTAAACGCCCGTGCCGGTTTTCAGTTTTGACCACATGATTTTATTGTATGTAGTTTCGAACTGGTTTTTTTCCAGCACTACGGGGATTATCTTTGAAAGCATAGCCGCCTCAAGCTTATCGCCCTGTTCACGCGGCAGTATGTTAGGCTCCGGGTATGCATCCATAGCGTCGGCGTGCTTGTTGGTGATAACATTGTGCAGCCAGCCGCTTTTCGATCTGAAACCGGGCTTTGCATGCCCTGCCTTATCCTCCTCAACGTCGTTGCGCAGCTTCCACCAGTTTTCAGCGGCTATGATGCGGCTATCAACGGAGTTTTTGCCCGCACGGTACTTTGTAAGCACCTGCATAAGCTCGTTTATCTGCTGTTCGCCTATCGCCTTAACGCCCATTATCTGCGCTGCTGTCTCGGCGTTTGCCTGTTCGGGAGCATTCGTCACCTCCGCACGGAGCGGATCATACTGATTAGTGATATCCATTTGCTTTGTATCCATCCTTTTTGAATTGATTGAGCGGATCGGAAATGATCTCGCGCGGTTTTTCGGGTATTATCGGCTTTACAGGCCGTGCCATGCACATATAGCGCCACTCATCGGCGATATGATCTTCAAGCGAGGTATCCAAGTCCTCTGGCTTGTGCTCATCGTACATCAAAAGCGGTATCGTGCGTATAAAGCCCTTGCAGTTATCGAATATATACATGCGCGGAAAGCCGTTTGTATCAAATTGCAGCCTGTAATGGCACTGCATCCAGCCTGCAAGCCGCTTGTTGTCTCCAGGGTCGAAGTATACGCCGTACTTCTCGGCAGTTTCCGCAACCGATACGCCGCGTGATACATCCCATATTGAAGGGTCGGCCACGCCTAATATCTTTCTGCCCTTTAACCACGGGTGTGTATCTTCCGTTTCCTTAATGCGTTTAAACTGCTCGTCCGGTGTCCACTTAACGCCCTCGTTCGGCGTATCCGTGCAGCCGTACAGCTCCAATATGCGATAAAGTACACCATCATAATCGATAGCCCACCATGCGCAGCTAAACGGCTTATTGTAGCCAAAGTCGTATGATCTGTATATCGTCCAGCCGCGTGACTGCCCGGAGTTGAGTTCAAACGCCGGGATAACATGCGTGTACCGGCGCTGCTCTATTGCCTCTTCGGGCGTTATTCCCGCCTTTTCGCACAACAATCTGTCGGGCGCTGCACGGAAGTCCTCGAAGAACGCGCCATCGAATATATCCCACTCTCCCTCAAGCCACGCCTTGCGCAGCTTAGGCGGCAGTGCTTCAAGCTTGCGTATGTAATCGGGATCGGCATCCATCAGAGGCTTGTTATCCGTTACCTTGCTTTGAATAAAAGTGTAATCGCTGGGGTTTTCCCCGCCCTTGTAAACGCGATCTATCGCCAGCCGTTTAACCCAGCTATGGCCTACACCGCCGGGGTTACAGGTAACATAAATGCGGTGTGGAAAGTTATTCGCGCCGCGCACGCAGGCTGTAAGCTTGCGAAAACGTTCCTCTGTTTGATGTGTGCCCTCATCAATGAACAAAATATCCGTTTCAGTGCCCTGAAAGCGCTCCGCATCCTTGTCCGTATCGCAGTACCTGAACAAAATGCGGCTGCCGTTCGGGAAAGCGATAACCTTCTTCTGATCGTTATATTGCGCAAGCCTCTGCGCCTTTTCGGGCGCGTAGCAGTGCAAATCCCTTGTAAGCGGTACAATGTGGTTCTCCTGCAATTCAGGGTATGTTTTACGGATTATCATGCACGTTATGCCGGGGTATTTGAAGCAGTACAGCACAGCGGCAACACGCACGACAAAGCTCTTACCGCCGCCTCGCGCACCGCCGAAGAAAACATACTTTGCAGCAGCCAATAAAAATTCACGCTGCGTGGGGCTCAAATAATCAATACTGTATTCCGGCATAGCTACTTACCGCAAAATCCGTCCGCTCCGGCAATGATAACGCGCACCGGTTCCGGCTGCGCATCCGGCGCTGCCTGGCGTTCGAGGTTCTTGATTCGCGCTTCCTGTTCTCGCTTGTCCGCGTCGCACTTCACGCCCTGAATATCGGCTAAATCTTTCATAGCCCCTGTAAGACTGCGTAAGCCGCGTTTATCTTTCAATATATCCTCGTTCGTTATCTGCGCTACGGCGCTGCATATCTTGCTTGAAAGCAGCCCAGCGGCCTCTAATAGGTTTTTGTATTCCTGATATTCTATCTCTCGCTGTGCCTGCACACGGTCTGCACCCCTCTGCGTCCTAAACTGCGCCCTTTCCTGCGCCCACTGCTCCCTCGCCGCACGTTTGCGCAAGGTACTGTACGATACCTTATATTTTGCAGCAAGCGGCCGTGTACCGATGCCCGTAGTTATGTATTCGGTTTTAATATCATCCCAAATATCCATATCACCATTATGAAACACGAAGGGCATATAATGTAACTCCACCCTACCGCAAAAATAAAGGGTAACGCATAATGCGCTACCCTCTTTCGTTGTATTTGGCTTCCGTGATCCTGTACGCCGGGCACATGGCATAACTATTGCTGCAATATTTTGTGATGAATGCCTTACGCTTCTTCTCATTTCCTTTAAACCATAGTTGCAACCGTGCATCCGGGCAAAATCCCTCGCAGAATATTTTGTTTTCTCGCGCCGAGCCTTTCGACCAAAACGGGCACAGCACTTTATAATCGCCATAATCAGCCACCGCCATTCCTCCCAAACGTATACCTTGCGTACCTTGTCGCCTCGCCGTACCTGTTGCGCCCCTGCACCATTTCACGCGATATATCATAGCCCCTGCTGCGCAAATCAGATATACGCGAAGCAAGCCGCATTATGCCGTATTCCGATAGCGCATCCAGCGGTGTTATGCTGCCGTTATCCCTCAAATGCCGGAGTATTCTTTCATTCTGCGTCATGTCCCGCGATACCTCCACACCATTTTATGTGTTTTCGTCCGCACGGCCTTAGCTCGTTTTATGTAGCCGGCAACCAATATGCCCTTTACTGAATCATCTTCACGCCGTGCGGCCTTGATAGCTTCGTTTCTTTCGCAAAACGCCTTGTACCGTTCGCACGTTGCATGGCATTTCACAGTCCGATCCGGGCAATTACGGCAGTCACTTTCCATAGCGCACAGGTTCAAAATCGTTACACCAGCCGTTACGCTTATCGCAGTCGCAAGCGCACTGATCGCAGCACCAGTCGTAATAGGTGTTATTGCTTCTGCGACAGATTTCTTGGACAGCTGTGCGGTAATTTTCTATTTCTTCATTGTAATCGTGGCACAGTGCATCGAAGTCTTTGCGTTCGCTATGCAGCAGGCCATGTAAATAATCATAATGCGGCTTTGGCACACCGCCGAGAACATCTAACAGCCACATGCGTATTTTATATAGTAATCTTTTCATGTTTCCCATCCTTTCAAAATGCTATGCCTGAATGTTCGCCGCGTTCGGGCAAATCAACCAATTCAGGCCGTTTTATTTCCTGCTCCACAGCCCACGCTATATTCCACAGCGCCGCTACAAGGTGATGCGCTTCCGCGTCGCCCTGTATGTACAGGCTTAGATGCCGTATGCCGCTGTCTATCAAGCTGTGCTGGGGTATGCCTCGATCTACGTTCCTTTCCCCATAGTGGATAGCACCGCGTTCACAGTGCTGTGCAAGGGCGTGTATCGCCCCCCAGGGCGCGAGATCATATCTGCCTTTCCCGTCGGCCTTATCCCTTACAGCGCCGGTCGAAAACTCGCGGCGTTCATCTTTTTCGAATTTCACTGTCCTCCCACCTTTCGCCGATATCTTCTAAAAAGTGCAGAAATTCATGCGTATCTGCGCAATAATATTGTTTGCCGTTAACGGTAACCGTGTAGCTGCCGTCGTGGTTACTTTTGGCTTCCCAGCCTACGTTTTTAGCCATTATCGCCTACCATACCTTTCATCGAATGGCGAGAAGTTCCCCTCGCCCACTATTTCACGGATACGACGATCAAGGACGGTTTTCGCATATACGATCTCGTCGTCGGCCTTGCTGTCCTCGACTACCAAATCAGCGATTTCGTTTGCGTATCTTACAAACGCCTCGCCGAATGCCCGTGCACGGCCTGAGCCTAAGCCCAGCACTTCATTAGCGGCCATAAACGCCGCGTCCTCCGCTAGCTGCATGCGGTTACGCCCGTAAAGCTGTAACTGAATGTTCACTTCACGCTGCACGGCTTTTGCAAATGCTGATTGCTTACCCATGCTTAGTCACCACCTTAAATCGCTTTGTATACGGTTCAAAGTCCAGCGGCAGGCAATTCAACTGTGCCGGTGTGTTCATCCTGCAATCGCTTAGCGGGCATTTAAAGCAGCTATCGCTATAAATGCAGCGCTTGGTTTTTTCACGTGTGCGCATTGTCAGTTCCCTTCCAATCTATAGCTTTCCCTAAGCCAAAACTGATACCCCAAAAGCCCCATATAATGCTAAGGCGGTAAGGGTAACGATATATGCCGTACTGCTTTTTTATAACGCCAATAGCAGGCAGTATGGCAAACTGATTAGGCATATAGTCTGTGTAGATAAATCTCATTGTCAATTCCTCCCCTTTCTTATCGTCGTTTTAACGCTTTCAACGCCGTCACGGAGTGTAGCCGTCAGCACATCGAAGTTTGCGTTTATGCAGTCCTCGTTGAGCTTCCGCGCCGTCGATATCGTTTGGCATATATCGTCAGCAGCTTCAGTTATGGTGTTCACTGCCTTATCGAGCTTTTCAAGCAGTTTGATGATTGCCGCCGCCGTGTTGTCAATCGGCTCTGCTGGCGGCTCGGGCTGCGGTGCTGCTTCTGCCGCTTTGGGCGTTGCGTAGCGATACCTTACCGCCTCAATAGTCTCCGCGACCTCTTGCGGCAGTTGCGTATCGAGGTATTCGCAAGCTCATACAATCACCCCGCCGGTTGTCGCACACCGAGAATATTCTATTAACTCGTCCCACTGCTCATTGGCAATGTGCTTTACCACAGTGTACAGTTTGTTGCAGTAGCTCCCGCTCACGCCGACCGCAAACGCCGCCTGTTCGCCCGTCTGCCCATCGACATAAGCGCAATTATCTTCTCGTTCGTCGCGTTAGGAATTCGTCTTGCTCCCATTTTTGTCAATCCTCCCAATCGATTTTCTGACCGCATTTTTTGCAGTAGTTTCTATGCAGCTTCTTACAGCCTTTTTCCGTGATTTTGTGTCCGCAACTTGCGCACATCAAGGCGCACCTTGTTTCTCTCGGCTTTTTCGGTATCTGCTTGTTAATAGCATTGATTGCTAAGTACATTGCCTTTTTGTCTGCTTTTGTGAATTGATTATTGTTTAAGATGCAAACAAGGCGTTCTTGTGCTTCTGCTGCTGTCATTCGCTCACCTCGCTGTTTCGTTCTACGACTTCGGCAATCGTCTGTGCTATACGCAAACCTGTTATAATGCCTTTTTCGTATTCGTTAGGCTCGTCCGATGAAAACCAATCGAGAAAATCCAAGATTTCAGTCGAAATGCTCTTTTCGGGCTTATACATTGTTGCCACCTCTGCTGTCATTCGTCAGGCTCCTTTCTTTTCCCCTCTGCGCAGTAGAAATTCGGCGGTACTTCACAATCAGCACAAACACCGTGCGAACAGCACAGAGAACTTATATCCTCGTAGCTGTATTCGCAGTCTTTGCAGAGCACCACCTGCTCATAGCCCAGCTGTACCGCCATGCGCTTGAACTCGCTTTTTGTCGGTTCGTGAATATAAATAGGCTCGACAGCAGGCGCACACTTAATGCGCTCAATAATTTTGTGAGCGCCTCGCATTTCTGCGCTCGTTATTTTTTCTTTTGCCGTATATACCACCGATTGTTCGATGTCATGTAACAGCGCTTCACGGTCTATGTATTCAGGCATCAATTTCACCCTCCTTCATTTTTGCTCCACAATAGGGGCAATAGTCTAACATCGGGCGATAATCAGGATCGTCGTAATCGTCCGGCAGTTCATGCTTGCAGCGCGAACAACGCCAGCCCCATTCTCTTTCATGGCCTGTAATCGGTGTTCCTGTATCTTCGTCAAACCATTCCCACTGTCCATACTTTATAGGCGTGACGTTGACGGTAGGTATATTGTCCAGTATTTCTATAACGTGTTCATAGCTAAAGCCAGCAATATAATCAATTTCGGATGCTCTTTCGAGTACGTCTGTACCAGCATTCGCAAATGCTGTATATATCGCATCTCGGTCTATGTATTCAGCCATTGTCGTCCTCCTTTTCAAATCTGATTTTCATCTGCGCAGGGCACAAATCAACCTCCGGTCTGCGCTTGCCTGTCCATCGTAGACCGCCAGCTTGCCCCACGCATTTCCACCCTGCCGCCTTTAAGCTGCTGCCGTTCTCGCTATCAAGTATGTAGGTAACGAGCCGTTTATAGCCCATCGCCCGCGCAGCTCGCCACGCGGCGGCATATAGCATAGAACAGGCGTTATGTGTTCCGTCCGTGCACAAGCGATTTACTTCAAGCGTCCACCCATCGTCCAAGTGTCGGCTTACCGGCCTACCCACGATCGCTACGCCTACGATTTTTTCACCGTCGGAACAGCCTATTGAAAACTTATGCCCTGTAACCGGCTTGTGATGGCGATGATGCTGTTCAACATAGGCGTTTGCTTCCTTTAGCGTCATCGGGCATAATTCAAGCGCCATCGTTTACCTTCCTTATCTTTTCCCATCCAAATACTCTTGCGTACTTATCAAGGATATCGGTAAGCGTTTCATAATTCACGCAGTTGGTTGCGTCCGTGTTCGTTAGCTGCCCACAGCCGCCCATTGCGTAGAAACACGCATACTCGTGATAGCAATTGCCGCACACTTTTGCGGGGTTCTTCGATTTAGCTCTCACCATTTTTGTCGGCCCTCCTGTTCCATGCTTCGATTGCTTGTTCTTCCGTGTCGTAAATATACACACCGCCCAAGATCCCGCCATCGCACTCATATCTTGCAATCGGGCATTCCGGGTTTTCCTCGTGGCCGTGGTGAAGCATAAAGCCAAGCCCACTATAGGAATGTTCTCTATATGACTCATCATGCAGATTCCCTTCGTCATCACACAGAACAAGGCTAACTTCACCGCCGCAGAACGGGCACGGTTTCAGTTCAGCCATTGCTTTCCTCCTTCGGCGCATCCGGTAGCGGCATCCAGTGGCTTACTTTTACTTCTACGCCCCTGAAAAGCCAACTTTCTTCGTTATCGTTATATACCCCGACGCCTGCTGCTTTGAAATAGGGCATATAAATCAGATAGTTGATGTAGGTGTTATCGTCGTCGTCAATCCATTCTTCAGGCAACTTCTCGCTGCACGGAATCCACTGCATTTTAAGTCGGTTTCGTAAACGCACGATTTCTTTACCTGTCCATTCAAGCTCCGCTCTCAGCGCTTCGTTTTCGCTCCGTAGGTTTTGGATTAAAAGATCAGTATCAGTCATATTACTCCTCCTTAAAATGCCGTTTTGTCACCGCTATCGGAAACTCCTCAATCTCGCTTGCCCATCGACAGCTCCCATCGCCGTTTATGCGCTCCCAGCAGAGCGGAAAGCCGCCGATACCGTCGAAAAGTGAGCCCATCGTCCTTGCGCCCGATATCTCGCACATTCTGCGCAGCATCCATGCCCAGAACGGCAGCGCGATGCTGTTGCCGAGTGCCTTGTACCGTGCGCTGTCGCTTGTTTTTCGCTTTTTGCCCTTGCTGTCGGTGTAGTCGCCTATATCCGTCCAGCCGTCAGGGAAGCCTTGCAGCCGTTCGCATTCCAGAGGTGTGAGCCTGCGGACTACGTAGCGCGCACTTACAAGGTTCTCGCTCCCGCCGCCGTAATCTCCCCCTGCCGCACGAAGCGCAGCAGCAGCAACAGCAGGAGCGTACTCTCCGAAGCGCTGCTGAGAGTATGTAAGCACGCAATTGAAATTATCCTTGTCCGGCATCCGCTGATTACCACCTGCGTTCTGCTTGGTGAGGGTCGGAGAAACCTGCCCGCCGTCCCAGCCGCAAGGCTCAAGCACCAGCGGTCCGCTTGCAGCGCCGGACCGCCCCGTTCCCGTTGTCACTGTCGCAGCCGTATCGCCTGTAAGCGTGGCATTGTATAGGTCTGCGCCTACCGGCTCCACTACGCAGATGCCGCCCTGATTACAAGCGGGATTGCCGCCGTTGAGGTCTAAAGTGCGGCTCGTGTTCGCTTCGTATACTCCGCTGTGCGGGTTTGCGGATCGCATCGCGTTGCTCTCAAAGGCGCTGATGCCGTAGGCTTTGGGCTGGAATATCGTCTGGTCGTTGTTTGCGCCGAGTGTGCCGCTTTTCTCCGTCTGCACTAACGCTCCTTTGCCGCCTCCGTCACAGCCCCCCCTAATGCGGACTGCATAAGAAGCGCCTGCTTCAGTGGCTTCAGCAAATCCTTGCCCCGACGCTCCGCTCTCCGCAATATCCCCTGACACGCTTTTGCACTCAAATAGTATTTCGGATGCGGCGATACCTCCAAAATCTGCGACAAGCGCGATTCTGCGACGACGCTGGGGCACTCCCCAGTATTGAGCATCATGCACTCGCCAAGCCACGCTCCATCTTCCGCCCATGTCGCGGAATCCCCCCCAAGTGCTCCAGCCTTTTGCAGGCACATCAACACAGGGGGCTTCCGGCTCGACGATGCGGATAATTTCCGTGAGGACCGCCGCGAAGTCGGCTCCTTTGTTGCTGCTGAATGCTCCGGGGACATTTTCCCAGACCACAAATCGAGGGTAAGCTGTTCCATATTTTTCTCTCATCTCCTTAACGATTCGTACTTGCTCCATAAAAAGCCCCGAGCGCTCACCGCTCAGCCCAACGCGTTTTCCTGCGATGCTGAGGTCCTGACAGGGGCTGCCGCCGATGATGCAATGCACCGGCTCGATCTCTGCGCCGTTTATCTTCGTGATATCGCCAAGAGGCTTCATGCTTAATACACACTCCTAAACCAATTGGTAGTACCGTCGCCGGTGAAAAAGACAGCGTTCTTTTCAAGCTCCCTTGCCACATCCGCGCCCTGCTTCTCCATGCTCCAGCGCGTGAGCACGTCCAGCGCCACAGCGTACAGGTTGTCCCACACGGGAAAATTCGGGCTATAGCCGTAAAACTGGCCGGGCTGGGATACAGCGCCGATGATGGTATCGGGGAAGCGCGGATCATCCACGCGGTTAAGCACGCACCATACGCATTTCGCCTGATTGTCTACCGTGCAGCCACGAGCCTCGCCGTATAGCATCCTGGCAAGGGCTATCACATCGGCCTCGGTAAAGTACATTTCGTACTCAGGCTCTGCTACTTTCACTACGCACAATCCGTTCGTATCAACCTCAGGCGGTACACCGTCCGCATCGGCCTTGCTGTCCCCTTTATCAAGGGCAAGCAGTACCATGACTATTAGCGCCAGCAGAACGGCGCACACCTGCGCTATGAAGGTCGTGTATTTATTCATCGGCCACCTCGATAAATTCGCCGCCCGAGAGTTTATACCATGTATCAGCCTTTATTATTTCGCCGTCAATTTGTGCTGATTTAACGCAAACCGGGATATAGCGCTGTTTATCGTTGTCGTATACCCACTCCGCAAGCGTTATCCAATTGCCGACTGCGCCTTTTATAACGCTGCCGATGCCAACAGCAGCGCCTATGCTGTCGTTGCCCGAAATATCAATCTTCGCGTAGTCGCCCGAACTGCCTATCTTCGCGGCGTAACCTGAGCTGCCTATCTGCGCGTAGTTGCCTGAGCTGCCTATCTTCGCGCCGTAA